GGTTCGCTGGCCACTGCTCCAACCAGAGCGACCAGAAGTGGGTCATCACCAGCGATCCCGATGCCCACGTCATGAAGGCCCACCTCCGGAAGGATGGGCATTACCACAGCGCCTACGGCAGGCATGTGGTGGAGGACGCACCCCGCAGCTTCTACGATTACAACTTCTGAACCCACATTCCTATTGTAGGTTTGCATCGTACGATGTATACGTGATCGGGCAGGCAGCAGGGAGACACGCCATGGCATACGCGCTCGACTATCAGAACCTCGCAGGTTCCTTCGTGGAGGCCGAGTTCGGCCACACGTTTGAGTATCGCGTCCGTCAGGACAAGACCAACTACCGGCCCGACCTGCCGCACCTGATCTACGTCGGCGACAACCAGACGCGCTTCGCCAACGTCCTCAAGACCGTCGCCTATGTCCTGTGCGACGAGGATGATGTCCAGAAATGGGCCATCCGCCGCCACCGTGAATTCACCAAGGGAGCATGATCATTATGACCAACTGGCAGACACCGACCGCCGAGACCTACGATGCGCTGGACCGCGCGTTCAATCACTTCAACAAGGCCCTGTTCGAAGATCGCCTTCCGCCGGTGCTGTTCACCCTGCGGGCGTCGCGCAAGGCCTACGGTTACTTCTGGGCCGAACAGTTTGCGCACCGCGAGGATGGCGACGTGACGCATGAAATTGCCCTGAACCCCGCGACCATGGATCGCACGCTGGAAGCCGTGCTGTCGACGCTGGTGCATGAGATGACCCATCTGGAGCAGCAAGAGTTCGGCAAGCCCGGCAAGAAAGGCCACCACAACCGCGCGTGGGTCCAGCTGATGCTGGCCGTCGGCCTGATCCCGTCCAACACGGGCGAACCGGGTGGCAAGCAGACCGGTCGCCAGATGACCCATTACGTCGAGCCTGACGGTTCCTTTGAGATCGCCTGCGCTGATCTGAAGGCGACCGGGTTTGACCTTCCGTACTTCACCAAGGCACGCGAGACCGTGGCGAAGAAGAAAGACCCGTCGAAGGTGAAGCACACCTGTCCCGCATGCGACTTCAAGGCATGGGCCAAGCAGGGTGCGAACATCATCTGCGGTGACTGCAACGAGCAGCTGATCGGGGAGGAGGTGTGATGCGGGACGATTACAACGGGAGCGACAAGCTGTTCAGTTGGGGTGGCTACGCTGGGCAGAGGGACATCCATATGATTGCCACGCGGTTTGGGAAGACCAGAGATGTCAAGACAGGCTCCCCACCGAAAATGAAGGGAGATGCTGTGGACCGGTGGAAGCTGGCGCGCGAAGACGCTGAGATCGAAAGGATGATGCGATGACCGATCTGGAAAAGTTCCTGCGGGAAATGGGGATGTCAAAGCCACCACCGCCACCGCCTGCCCCGCTGGTTTGGGGTGTCTGGCATCGCGATGGTGACATTCCGCACTGATGGCGCTATGTTGCGGGCATGAACTTTATTTGAGGATTAGACATGCCCGCAGGACGTCCATCGAGCTACACAGAAGAGATAGCGGATACGATCTGCGAACGCCTGTGCATGGGAGAGAGCCTGCGCACGATCCTGAAGACCGAAGGCATGCCGTCGATGTCGTCAGTGATGCGGTGGTTGATGAACATGCCAGAATTCGACAGCAAGTATGCACGCGCGCGGCAGCTGCAGGCTGAGGTTTGGGCAGACGAACTGATCGACATCGCCGACGATAGTACCAACGATTACATGACCAAGAAGAACGAGGATGGCGAGGTCATCGGCTTTGATCTGAAGCCCGAGAACTTCCAGCGGACCAAGATGCGGCTGGAGCAGCGCCGGTGGTATGCTGAGAAGCTGCGGCCTAAAGTGTACGGCCCCAAGCTGGCTATTGGTGGTGCAGTTGACCTGCCGCCGATCCAGATGACGAAACAGCTGGACGTGTCCAGCCTGAGCCTTGAAGAACTGGACGTTCTGGCGTCTGCGCTGGAGAAGAGCATGAAGGCAGATGGGGAAGATTGATCTTCCGGTCTCGATAGACCCGTCTTCCCTACTGTCGGTGATCAACAAGAAGCGCTGCGAGATGTCTCTGGCGTCGTTCGTCCAGCAGGCGTGGCACATCATCGAGCCGGGCCAGCCGTACATCCATGGCTGGCACATCGACTTCATTTGCGCGCATCTGGAGGCGATCACCGACGGCGTGACGTTCGACGAGGACGGCACGTTCTACAACCGCCTTCTGGTCAACGTGCCGCCGGGGACCATGAAGTCGCTGCTGATCGGGGTGTTCTGGCCTGCATGGGAGTGGGGGCCGCGCAACATGCCTCACATGCGCTACGTGTGCGCCAGCCACAGCCAAGACCTCGCCATCCGCGACAGCCTGCGCATGCGCCGTCTGGTCAAGTCCGAGTGGTATCAGGGCCTCTGGGGTGACCGGGTGGTGCTGACCAGCGATCAGGACGCCAAGGCCAAGTTTGAGACCACCGCCACGGGCTTCAGGCAGGCCTGCGCGTTCGAAGGCATCACCGGCTACCGGGGCGACCGGGTGATCATCGATGACCCCCACAGCGTGGATGACGCGAACTCTGACGCCAAGCGGGAGACCGCCACGAACCTGTTCAAGGAGGCCGTGACCAGCCGCCTGAACAACCCAGACCGGTCGGCCATCGTGGTGGTGATGCAGCGCCTGCATGAGCGGGACGTGTCCGGCGTGATCCTCGAGAGCGACATGGGGTATGATCACATCATGCTGCCAATGCGGTACGATCCGCTGCGGGCCTCTCCGACCCTGCTGGGCTATGAAGACCCTCGCACAGATCGGGACGAGCTTCTGTTCCCTGATCGCTTCCCGCAGCACGTGGTCGACCGGGACGAGGCCGCCATGGGGCCGTACGCGACTGCTGGGCAGTATGCGCAGTCCCCGGAGCCAAGGGGCGGCGGGATCATCAAGGACAGCTGGTGGCAGGTCTGGGACCGGTCAGAGTACCCGGACATCGAGTACGTGGTAGCATCGCTGGACACCGCCTACACCAAGAAGGCCGAGAACGACCCGAGCGCCATGACGGTCTGGGGCACGTTCAGCGGCGACGGCGAGGCCCAGACCACCCGGTCGGTGGACAGGTACGGGCGTCAGATCGACATCACCCGGAGCTATAGCTCAGAGGCCGTAGGCCCGGTGCCCAAGGCCATGATGATGTACGCGTGGCAGGAGCGGCTGGAGTTCGCTGAGCTTGTGGAGAAGACCGCCAGCACGTGCCGCCGAATGAAGGTGGATGTCCTGCTGATCGAGAACAAGGCCGCCGGTCACAGCGTGGCGCAGGAGCTTCGCAAGGTGTTCGCCAACGATGGGATCGTGGTGATCCTGTACGACCCCAAGACGCTGGACAAGACAGCCCGCCTGTACGCCGTGCAGCACATCTTCAGCGAAGGCATGGTGTACGCCCCAACCAAGGACTGGGCCGAGATGGTGATCCGGCAGACGGCAAGCTTCCCGCGTGGGGCGCACGACGATCTGGTCGACACCGTGAGCATGGCCCTGAGCCATCTGCGGGTCACCGGTCATCTGGTGCGGGCAGCTGAGCGCATGCGGGAGATCGAGGACGGTCAGGTGTTCCACGGCAACAACAACGAGACCCCGCTGTACAACACTTGAAACCTTGTCAGTTTTCCAATACCCTGCTTGTAGGTACAAAAGGGAGAACCAGATGAAGCGCGTGCTTTGCAATGCCTACGTTTCGCCAGATACGGACAGCGACACGGAGATCGAGTACATTGTGACGGTCCACGGAGAGTGGGACCACAGCGGCATCACCGATACGTACACGGTCACGGCCAAGACCGAGCGGGAGGCCGCAATGGAGGGCATGCGCCGGTTCTCGGAGGCCAACCAGTGAGCTATTACACCTATGGGGGCGACGACGCCCTGATTGCTGTTGGGATCGGCAAGCCTCCGGGGACGCATCAGCTGATGCCGTTCGTCGCGATCATCAACTCCTCCGCGATCTCGACGGAGGCTGGCGTGAACCTCAAGAGCGCCCTCGACGACGAGACGGCTGATGTCGTCAAGATGATCACCGACAACAAGGGCACCGTGATCTACTTTGACAACCCGGAGGGCGCGCAGCGGTTCCTGAGCATGCTCACCATGGCCCTCATGTCCGCCGCAGATGGTGACTGGGTACACCGCCGGGAAACCAACAGGAGTTTGAACTGATGCTGTTTCTAAACCCATGGAGAGAGGTCAGGCGTCTCAACGCCCACCTCGCAGTGTCCCGGCAGCTGCTTGCGTCGGAGCGCCTGTCCAATCAGGGCTTGGCCTTGGCGCTGTACGACATCTCGATCTGCGACACGCCTCGATCCAACGCGACGGTAAAGCGCTGCGTCCGGATCGCCAAGGCTGCACTGGAGAAATGGAAATGATCATCAACCGTCGATCCCTGCTTGAGGCTGCCCCGATCATCGGCATGGTGCCCGACAAACGACGTGAGCATGGCGTCAGCTGGGGCATGTCCGAGGCGGGCTATGACATCCGCATCAAGCAGGAGATCATTTTCCGGCCTGAGAACGCTGTCCAGAAGGCTGGCCTCTGGGTGGATGGTTCCTTCGCGCTGGGCCGTTTTGCTCTTGCTTCGTCCATCGAGGAGTTCCAGATGCCGGTCGACATGGTGGGCGTCGTCCACGACAAGTCCACGTGGGCACGGCGCGGCCTGTCCGTGTTCAACACCGTGATCGAAAGCGGGTGGAGCGGGTTCCTGACGCTGGAACTGGTCTACCATGGGCGGCATGAACTCACAATTCCGGCGGGCGCTGGCATCGCTCAGGTCGTCTTCCACAAGACGTCAGATCATGCATCGTACGATGGCAAGTATCAGGGCCAGCCTGACAGACCGGTGGAGGCGATAGATGGCTAAGTGGATGATCTCGGCGGCATGCCCGGTGTGCAGTGCCAAGATGGGCGACGAACACTCGGACAAATGCCTTGGCTTCCGGTGCTTCACGCCTGTGGCCGACAACCAGCAACTCACCCTGCAAGGCGTCCTCGATCTGGCATTGGATCAGGCGCTGCAGGGCAAGGGCGCTGAGCGGCACGGCAATGGTAAACCGTTCGATCAACAGCCCATGCTGGAGATCGGGCGCATGGTGGGTCCGGGTTTCTGCCTTGGACAGGCCATGAAGAAGGCGCAGGAGGCGTCGCGGATGGAGCCTGAGGCCGCCAAGCGGGAAATCCTTGGCGCTATCAATTATCTCGCCGGTGCATACCTTCTTCTGGAAAAATAGGTTGCATGGAAAAGTGGTATATGTAATAAAGGACCGACACGGCGAAGCGGGTAGGACCGCCCGCCGTGTCTGAACCAAAACCGGGCTAGCGGCATATGGTCTTGCGCTGTGTTTATCACAGCAGCGCCAGTTTGCCAGCCTCACATGACATGGAGACTGGAACTATGGTTACCAAGAAAGCAGAAGCGGGAACGCTGCACATCGACGCCCTCAAGCAGGGGCGCGTCACCCTCACCCTGATCGGCACGACGGGGTTTTACTTCAACGCCATGAGCGCCAAAGCCAAGCGGTCCCTGCTGGTTGGTGGTGGCAAGAAGACCGCTGCCGAACGGAAAGAACTCAAGCACGACCCCGAAGAAGAATACCGCGACAGCGTGTACCGCATGGCGACCGGCGAGACGGCTCTGGCATTCCCGGCACCCGGCGTGAAGGGCGCGATGGCTACTGCTGCGCTTGAGACCGCAGGCGTCACCAAAAGCAGCGTTCAGCGCCTGATCTTCCTGCCTGAGCAGCGCATCCGCATGTGGGGCAAGCCGTACCTGAAGATGGACGTTGTCCGCAGCGCCGACATGAACAAGACGCCCGACATCCGGACCCGTGCATTCCTGCCCCGTTGGGTGGCCGAAGTCGATATCGCTTTCGTCACGCCCACGCTGTCGACGCACTCCATCGTGTCGCTCCTGTCCAACGCTGGAGTGATCGTCGGCATCGGCGACTTCCGCCAAGAGAAGGGCCGTGGCAGCTATGGATGCTTCGCCGTGGCTGGTCCTGATGGCGGCGAGTGGGCGGACTATATCGCGGAGGTCAAGCAGGAGGGTCGCGCCGTTCAGGAGGCTGCCCTGTCCCATCCAGAGTACGCGGATGATGAAACCTTCGAACTGATGGACATGCTGATGGACGAGCGTCAGCGTCGCGCAGCTTAAAGCAACCGGGCAGTGGGGAAACCTGCTGCCCACGGTCAAGGCGGTCGAGGCGGGGCGCGGACGGCGTGGTATGTCGGGGTCTGGCGTGGTGAGGCAGGGATAGGCGGTCAAGGTGTGGAACGGCTTGGCGGGGCTAGTTCAGGTCCGGAAAGGTCCGGCATGGCGGTCAAGGTAAGGTACGGACGGGTGAGGCGGGGCGCGGCTGGGCGGTCAAGGCGGGGCGCGGCATGGCATGGCTTGTTGGGACGGTCAAGGCGAGGCATGGCTTGTTGGGGCTAGGTCGGGTCCGGCAAGGCGGTCATGGCAGGTTGGTCAAGGCAGGGTAGGGCGCGGCGGGGCGGTCAAAATTAGGGAGAATGAGAATGGCTTTTACAAAACGGGACCGTCAGAAGATCATCGACGGCTACCTGCAAGACAGCGGCGAGAACATGTTCAGCGCCTCTGGGTTCGTTGACTGGCTGTCAGAGAGGCCTGACCATCAGGCATATTCGTGGTTCTTCGCCAAGGACGACGAGGCTGCGGCGCGGGAGTACCGGATTGGTCTTGCGCGTCAGATGGCCAGCGGGCTGCGGATTGTTTCCAATGTCAGCACAGTCACCGAAGCCAACGTGGTGCAGATCATCACGCATGAGTACCCGGCCTACGTCTCGCCAATGGCGGGTCGCCGCGCCGGTGGCGGCTACGAGAGGTTCGATCCGGAGGACGCGGAACACGTCGCGGAGCTTCAGCGGCAGGGCGCACGTTCGCAGCGCAGCTGGCTGGATCGCTACGCCAGCGTCTTTTCGGATTACGACCTGCAGGTCATCGAGGCCATCGCAGCGCACGCTGAAAAAGCCAAGTCCGCTTAGGGCTGGCACGGTCAAGGTACGGCGGTCAGGGTCGGGTTGTGTATGGTCTGGTTCGGTATGGCATGGTTCGGCAAGGCAAGGCGGTCTGGGTGCGGTACGGCTAGGTCTGGTATGGCGGGGCGCGGCGCGGCAAGGCGGTCAAGGTCGGTTGAGGTACGGCGGGGACTGGTATGCCGTGGTACGGCGGTTTAGGTCGGTTTCGGTTAGGTAAGGCATGGTCTGGCCCGGTACGGCTAGGCGGTCCAGTAATAGACCTACATGACAAGGGTGGCTGCCTCTGATATGGTCGGGGGCAGCCATTACCTTGAGGGATCAGCATGTCCGGCCTGTCACCAAACATCCGACTGCAAGAGGAGCCGGAAGAGGCTGCCATCGCCCCTATGGACGTCACCGTCGAGAATGCGGACGAGGAGGCTGATGTCCCTGAGTTTGACACCGATGGTGCAGTCCTGCGGATCGATCATGGTGATGGGTCCATCACCGTGTCGCTGGACGGCAAGCCCATAGAGGACGCCGAAGGCAAGAAGGGTCCGTCGGGCTGGTTCGACAACCTCGCCGACGACATCGATGACGACGAACTGAGCAGCATCACCGAAGACCTGCTGCGAGGCGTTCAGGACGATCTGGAGAGCCGCAACGAGTGGATCGACGACAGGGCGCAGGGCATTAAGCTGCTGGGCCTCAAGATCGAGCTTCCCGGCGTGCAGGGCGCGTCCGACGGCGCACCGGTCGAAGGCATGTCCAAGGTCCGGCACCCGCTGCTGCAGGAAGCTGTGCTGCGCTTCCAAGCTAACGCCCGGTCCGAGCTTCTGCCGACCGATGGCCCGGTCAAAATCAGGGATGACGCCAACGGCACGACGCTGGAGCGTGACCAGCTGGCCGATGCCCTTGAGAAGGACATGAACCATTACCTCACCTCGACGGCGCGCGAGTACTACCCGGACACAGACCGCATGCTGCTGTTGCTGGGGTTCGGTGGCACCGCGTTCAAGAAGATTTACTTCTGCCCGCTGCGCAACCGGCCCGCGTCCGACAGCGTCGATGCCGATGATCTGATCGTGAACAACAAGGCCACAGACCTGTCCAGCGCTCTGCGCGTCACGCACCGGGTTACCCTGAAGCCGTCGACCGTGAAGCGCCTGCAGATACTGGGCGTATATCGCGACGTGGAGCTTTCCACGCCCAAGGAGGTCACCGTCGACGCCGCACAGGAAGCCAAGGCGTCGCAGCAGGGCATCTCGGTCACCGTTTCGAACCCGGATGACCGTGACCGCGAAATCTACGAGGTCTATTGCGAACTGGACATCAAGGGCTACGAGCACAAGCACAAGGGCAAGCCGTCCGGTCTGGAAATCCCGTACCGAGTGACCATCGACATCTCGTCGCGCGAAATCCTGAGCATCGTACGGAACTACGATGAAGATACCTCATCCCTGCCGGAAGCGCGCACGACGTTCGTCAAGTACACATTCGTTCCGGGTCTGGGCTTCTACGACATCGGCCTGCTGCACATCCTTGGCAACACGACCAACGCCGTGACCGCCGCATGGCGCGAACTGCTCGACGCTGGCATGTTCGCCAACTTCCCCGGCTTCCTGATGTCGGACAGCGGAGCGCGCCAGAACACCAACGTGTTCCGCGTACCGCCGGGTGGTGCCGCACTGGTAAAGACTGGCGGACAGAGGATCGGCGACGCCATCATGCCGCTGCCGTACAAGGAACCGTCTGGCGCACTGATGGCGCTGTGCGAGAACATCGCTACGACGGGCATGCGTGTCGGTGGGACGTCTGAGCTTCAGGTCGGCGAGGGCCGGTCCGACGCCCCGGTTGGCACGACGCTGGCGATGATCGAGCAGGCCATGAAGGTGCTGAACGCGGTCCACAAGCGCATGCACTCCGCGCAGGCCGAAGAGTTCACGCTGCTGGTGAAGTGCTTCCGCGAACACCCCGAGAGCTTCTGGCAGCGCAACCGCAAGCCCAGCGTCCAGTGGGACGAGCAGAAGCTGATGCAGGCCCTGACAGACGTGGAACTGGTGCCTCAGGCCGACCCCAACACGTCCAGCCACGCCCAGCGCGTCATGAAGATCATGGCCCTGAAGCAGCTGCAGGCCGCAAGCCCGGCCCTGTACGACGAGGTCGCCGTGGACAAGGCCGCCCTGAAGGCCATCGGCTGGTCAAACCCCGAGCAGTTCCTGAAGCCCGAGAGCGCCCGCAACCAGATGCCGCCGGAAATGATGAAGGGCATCGAGGAGATCAAGATTGCCAAGCAGGAAGCTGACGCCAAGACCATGACGGCGCAGGCAGCCATGGCGAGGGCGCAGCAACCCGCCGCACCGCAGGGTCTGGCTGGACCGGCTGGCCCGCACCCGATGGAGCTTCAGGCCAAGCTGATGGGTGAGCAGAACAAGGCCAAGCAGATGGAAATCTCTGCCCGGCGCGACCAGATGAACGACGAGAACCGCGATCTGGACCGTGAGAAAGACCTGCAGTCCAAGCAGATGGACATGGATCGGGATCGGATGAACGATGCCGTTCGGATGCAGCATGAGCGCGACATGCAGCAGCAGGATCACAAGACCGACATTCTGAAGCTGGCGATGCAGGTTCAGGCCAAAGGGAAGCGTGACAAATGACTGATGACAAGGCGATCCGGGCTGCCCTCCTGACCGCTAAGGGGTCGCAGAAAAAGCTTCTGCATCAGGATGGTCCGTTGTCTATCTATAAACAGTACAACGATACCTACATTGCCGAGCATGAAGGTCAAAAAGTCGGTGAAATGAACCTTTCCTCCCGTGCGCCATACGCTACAAGCGTGGAGGTTCATCCACAATTTAGGCGAATGGGTATCGCCTCAAAGCTATACGATGCTGCGGAACGGGATATTGGTCGTAAGATGATGCCCAGCCCTCTTGGGCTTTCTTCTGATGCCACGCAAATGTGGAAGAAGCGTCTGAATGATTATGATGATCCGACGCAAAAAGCCGATATTGTTCGTGAGGCCATAAACGTTGGTCGCTCAGCTGGCGTTGGAAAAAGTTCTGCTGAGAGAATGATGCCGTTTGGGTACGACCCGGAAACCGAAAAGGTCAAGGGTTACTCAATGGGCGGCATTCTTGAAAAGAACCGGGCCAAGCAGGCGCAAGAACGCGCCCCCGGCCAGATCGCCCCGTCGAAGTACATGCCGAACGTGCCCAGAGCGGTGCATGCCGCCGGTGGCTACGTCCCAGCACCCATGATGATGGGAGCACCCCGGCTGGCTGTCGCCAAAGCGCCAAGGCAAGCGCCGCAGCAGGAGGCTGACGTCCTCGCATCCCTGTCCAGCCTGTCCGACACGGCCAAGTCGATCTCTGGTGAGGACGCGCCCCCCGCCACAGCCCCGGAGCCGCACGCTGCGCGGGCTGAGCCGCATGGGTATGGTGAGGGCATCAGCGCCGCAGCGGCCAAGGCCATGGCCGCCCTGCAGGGCGCTTGGACCGGTCAGGACTTCGGCATCGTCAGTGGATACCGAGACCCCAAGCAGAACGCTGCGGCCAATGGCGTGAAGGACAGCCAGCACCTCCATGGCAACGCCTTCGACTTCAACACCACTGGGTGGCCAGAGGAAGAGAAACTGCTGCTGGCAGATGCGGCGTGGGATGCGGGCTTCCGTGGTGTCGGCTTCTACGACAACAACATGCACTTCGACGTCGGCGATCCGCGCGGCTGGGGTCCGTCCTTCAGCCGGGACAGCATCCCCGACTGGGCGCAGGGCTGGACCCAGAACCGCTATGGATATGCTGGTGGGGGCGGGATCGGTGGCAAGGATGCCTTCCAGCAGGGCAACCACCCTCTGGTGCCCGACGTCCTGTACCATGGCAACGCGCCAAAGGTCGTGGAGAACAGCACCTACCACGGCGACGGGAAGTGGACGGCAGAGGTCGACCAAGAGGCCACCGACAAGAACATCGCCTCGCAGGACTTCCGCGCTTTCAAGCCTTCCGCGTTCGGCAACTACGGGCCGGGCATCTACCTGTCTGACAGCCCGAAGATCGCCAGTGACTTTGCTCAGGGCATCCGAGCCGACCAGACCGAAGCCAAGCCGCATGGTCAGGTGCTGAAGCTGAACGTCAGCATGAAGCAGCCGTTCCACGACGATGTCCTGAAGCACCCCGAGTGGGCGGCGTACATCAAGGAGGCCCTCACGAAGCACCGTCTGTCGGATAGCGACGAGTTGGCCGCCCGTGACGCTTTCCTCGCGTCTTTGGATAGCGGAAAAGCGACTGTACGAGACATGTTCGTACACGAAGGTAAGTACGGAACGATGGTCAACCAGTTTGGTCAGAACGACGTGCTGGACACCATCCGCAACTCCGGGTTCGATGGCATCATCGCCCACCGCCCTGATGGGTCGAAAGAGTACGTCGCCTTCCATCCCCACCAGATCAAGAGCGCCATCGGCAACCAAGGCACGTTCGACCCGACTGACCCCGACATCACCAAGGCTGATGGTGGAGAGATCGCCGATCTGGGTCAGGCCCGTGAACAGAAGAAGGTGCAGGCGTTCCACACCGGCCTGATGGGGGACATGAAGACCAGCGTGAACAGCATGATGGAAGCGCACCAGAAGGCGCTCGATGCTGGCGTGTTCGACGGATACGAGGTGGGTGACGTCCTGCAGGGCAGCGCGCACCCGATGCGGATCACCGGCAGGTTCATGCGCAAGTGGAAACCCAGTTCCATGACGCTGCAGAGCTTCGACCGGATGGGCGCGAAGCCCACCATCATCGAGCATGAAGACACCCAGTACATTCCGATGCTGCGCTACCAAACGGGCATGGAGGGGCAAGACGGCTTCCAAGAGGGCGATGCCTACCTAGATGGCGTCAAGGCTGCGGGCTACCAGAAGATGGGCGGCCTGCGCGCTGTCCGGGCACTCGGTGGCCGCACTGTCACCGACCACGGGCTGTACTCCAGAGCCGCAGAGATCATCCGGGGGCTGCCGCAGGAGAAAGGCACGGTCGACCAGTACATCGCCGCTGCGAAGAAGCTTGGGGCAAAGCCATCAGAGCTTGAGCACGCCGGTCGCCCTGAGGGTGACAAGATCAGCCGCGAGGACATGGCCAAGCACTTCGACCGGAACCTGCCGAAGATGGAGGTTCACCAGTACGGCGAGAACCCCAGCTACCTTTCCAAGGAGCAGGAGAAGCGCCTGTATGAGATGTGGAACAAGCCCAAGAGCGAGGCAGAGCAGGCAGAGTACGACCTTCTCATGCGCCGCACCAAAGGGCCTCAGGTCAAGTACGAGAGCAACGAATACAACGAGGACAACGAGCCACGGCCAACCGAGTATCAGGACTACAACCTTCCGGGTGGTTCCAACTATCGGGAGCGCCTGCTGACGCTTCCGGAGACCGGCGGGGGAAATGATTATCGATCCAGCCATTGGAGCGACAACGACAACGTTCTAGCCCACATCCGTATGAGCGACCGCACGATGGGCGGCGACCGGGAAAGCATGCGTCCTGCTGTGCAGAAGCTTGCTGACCACATGGGTGTTGGCGTCCGCGATTTGGCCGCTGGCTCTGCCGAACTTGGCGTCAACAAGGGCGTGATCTCGCCTGAGGAAGCTGCTTCCATCTCCCGCCTGATGCGGTGGAGCGCAAGCCCGTATTACAACAAGCCGGGCCTCGACAAGCGCGTCCTTCACATAGAAGAGATGCAGTCCGACTGGGGGCAGCAGGGCAGGGATAAGGGTTTCTATGACCCAAAGAACCCGTACGAAATCTTCAACACAAAGACCGGCGAGACCGTTTCAAAGCATCCCAGCCAAGACGCGATGTGGGACGCCTATCGTAGCATTCCGGAAGATCAGGCAGCTGGTCTGGATTACGGACACGCGCGCCATACCAGCGAGAAGAAGCCCGCAGCCCCTTACGTCCAGAACACCCAGCACTGGACCGATCTGGCGCTGAAGAACATCATGCATGAAGCCGCCATGGGGAACTACGATCACGTCGTCTTCACCCCCGGACAGGCGCAGGCGGATCGGTATGGACTGGAGAAAAAGCTTTCCCGCATCGAGTTGCGCAGACCTAGTCCCGACAAGATCGAAGGCTCTAGGCTTCTGATGTACGGCCTCAACGGAAATCAAATGGGCGATGCCGTGCAGGTCAAAGATGAGGATCACCTTCGTTCCCTCATCGGTTCCGACGTGTCTGGCAGATTGATGCAAGCGCCCGGCGTCCCCGGTTACAACGTTAGTTATGGCAATCACGTCGCCCACACCGTTCAAGGCGACGACCTCAAAATGGGCGGCGAGGGCATGAAGGGATATTACGACAATATCCTGCCAAAAAGCGTCATGCGTCTGGCCCAGCAGCACGACCCGGACATCAAGCCGGGCAGTATGGAACTGCCAGAGGGCCACACCGGGTTCTCGATCCCGATGACGGACAAGCTGAGGCAGGGCATCCTTGCCGGTCAACCCGCTCTTAAGCGTGGCGGGGCTGTAGAAAAAGCAGATGGAGGGCCGACAAATGGTCAACAAGATACCACAAGAACACCTCAAGCACGCCCCCAAGCGGGAGAACTTCCAGTCTCAGGAGGAGTACGAGGAAGCGGTGGCGTTCTTCCGGCACAGGGTGAAACACCTCTCGAGGGTCTCCCCCAAAACATCCGCATCCCGCTAACCGGCGGATCGCTGCAGGCTGGGCCGGACCCGCGCATCCGTGAGATCGCCCGCCAGTACATGGCGACCTCTGGTCTGCCATACAATCCACCAGCCAAGTACGCCAAGGTCGACCCCGGTCGCGCCAAGCGCATCGCTGCGGCCTATGATGCCATGACGGATAATCCGGACGACCCCCTGACGAAGGCTTCGTACGCCGCTCTGGCGAAGGAGACCATGGCCCAATATCAGGCAGCCAAGGCCGCCGGGTTCAAGGCTGAGTTCTGGCATCCCAGCAAGCAGGAAGACCCCTATCTGGCCTCGCCTCGCCTTGCTGTGGAGGACGTCAGGAACAACCACCACATGTGGGTCTATCCGACCTATGCCGGATATGGCAGCGGCGAGATCACGGACGAAGACGTGCAGAAAAACCCGATGCTGCAGGGCACTGGCGAACACTGGAATGGCATTCCCGTGACGGTGAACGACGTCTTCCGGGCGATCCATGACTACTACGGCCACGCCAAAGAGGGTGTTGGCTTCCGCGCGGACGGCGAAGAGAACGCATGGCGTGCCCATGCCTCGATGTTCTCGCCTCTCGCCCGCATGGCAATGACAAGCGAGACCCGTGGGCAGAACAGCTGGCTGAATTATGGCCCGCATGGCGAGGCAAACCGGGGTGCCCGCACTGAGGACACCGTGTTCGCGCCCCAGAAGGTTGGCATCATGCCGGACTGGGTCCATCACGAAGGCGCTGAGGACTTCATCCGTCCAGAAGACGTCGCCGAGATGAAGCGGGTCCGCGCAAAACACAGCTTCGATTTCGAGAAAGCTCTCGGCATCACGCGTGGCTTCACGAAAGATGGCAAGACTGCTACCATGAAGCTGAAGCTAAAGGAGTGATGGCATGTCGGACACCGTGAAGCGCGCCATGGATTTGGTTTCTCAGTACCAAGACCCTCCAAGCGAAAAAATGAAGGGTTTTGACTGGCGTCCCCTGAAAGATGTCCATGAAGACCTTGGAGGTTTGCCCGAAATACCTGATTATATTCACAATTATGGCGATTTCATGCACGAAATGGCTGCAAAAGCGGCCACGAAGGGCCTGACCAACCGCGATTTGCTGAAGGCCTACGCCATTACGCGCTCCAGCATCAACCGTGGTGCAATTTCAAACAAAATCGTCAGAAATCTTGGGCTTCATGTCCCCGACAGCCCTGACGGCAAGGTTCGACCTGAAGGCGCGATGGGTGAGTGGCTAAAAACACAGATGGGTCAGCGCTATCTGGACGCTGCAGAGGATGGTCGGGTCGATCAGGAGGCTGTTGACCACGCCAAACACGTCATGTCTTCGTTTGGAAACTCCAATAACACCGAAGGTCAGGCCCTACCGTGGGCTGTTCAGAACCTTTCCGGAAAACATGAGCTTGTTTCCGGCCTTGTCCGCAACGGCCTGTCATCGAATAGCCCCGTCAAGGAGTGGCGAGACTTCGCAACCAAGCTTCACGGCATCAAATATGCAAAATCTGGCTTCATTGGATCGCTTCTTGGCCGTGGAGACCAGCCGACGTGGGATGCCCGCCAGATCACACTGAACACCGGCGTCCCTGCAGATGAAGAGGCAAAGCGCATTCGCACGAATGCTATTTCCCGTGCAGGAGGTGACGCCGTTGACCGCCTTGCCGCCCGGCAGGCAGCAATGAACCCCAAGCTTGACCCCGGCATGGAGCCATTCCGGCAGCATTTGACCCATCACGCCGTCTGGGACAAGACGGAAGGCACCGTCACGCCCCACGATGACCTCATGGACGCCATGCGCAACGCCAAAGATGGTGGTCGGATAGGCTACAACAACGGCGGGAAGACCTTCGGGGTCGGAAAATTCGGCGATCACATCATCGCCCACGCCATCAAGGCACTTGGCATCCCCGGACACGGTCTCGGTGACGTAAACCCGGAGTTCATCCGGGCGCTTCAGCAGGTTTCCACGCCGTTCAGCGACGATCCTGAGGTGGTCAAGAAGGCTCTTGCGATCTCGCAGGGCCTTGTGCCGTCCATGAGTAAGAAAAAAGGCGAAAGCACATCGTACTATAACTACGGCCAGCCCATGGCACCCGATGAAGTGAAGGCCACGGTCGGCGATATCCCCGGCGTCAAGCCGCTGCAGCAAAAGCAAATGTCTTGGGAGGACTTCCACAAGGAAGCTCAGGGCGGCACCATGATCAACGTCGGCGGCGACCGTTCGAACCTTGGCCGCCTGACCCACATCAACGGCAAGAAACTGAACTGGGCTGTCGATCTTCAGGCTGGCCCAAAGTACATGCTTGAGCCGAACCCCGGCGCGGTCTGGGCGAACAGCGCTGGCCACACATCGTCGTTCAACCGCATCATCCGTGAAGCCTCTAAAAAAGGTCCGGTTTACGGAATGTACACCCCGATGGGGCCTGAGAGTGCCGACCAAGCCCACCACATGTTTGATGCCTTGATGGCGCAGGTTGACACTGGCGCGATCAGCAAGGCGGACGCCAAGGACTTCGACGACATGTTGAAGGCTGGCATGCACGCCAAAAAGGCAGAAGAACGCCCAAAGTTTGCGGAAGCAATGAAGGGCTGGCCGGGCATCCTGAACCCAAAAGAAGCATCTGAGTTTGCCAAGACGCTCCCCGGCATTCACCGAAAGGCTGTCGTCCAGAAGATGGACTTGGCCAACATGGAGAAAAAGGGCTTCCCGAATGTCGGCATGACCCGCGCCGCCATCACTGATCCTGACCTTCTGAAGACCCCCGGAAACATGATGGGGCACCGTGTGGTTCAGTTCGATCCTGATCAGGGTCCAGCTGAAGAGAAAGCCTTCAAGCATCTGACATATCAAGAAGCGTCCCCCGGCAAGTATGTCGGCGACGTACCTCTGGTGCAGCGCCAGTATGCAATGCCTGATGTCACAGAGCAGATGACGGCCCGTACAGACTGGAAGAAACCGGGACTGATCGTTCACCCATACTCCGACCAGCCATCTGGACGATCCACGGTACGCAAGATGTTCGAAGAGCAGAAGCAGACCCAGCCGATCAACCAGCGCATGCTGGATAGCGTCATGACCGGTACAGAGCGCCAGAAAGACTACGGCCTCAGGGCTGGCGGCAAGGTCAAAAAGGGCAAGAACATTGATCGTGCGCTTTCGCTGACTTCGATGTATGCTAAGCGCCACGACCGGGACGCCGGATAACCTCAGGGGATGCAACCATGGATGCCAAAAGCCTTCGTGAGGCGATGAAAAGCAAGGCTCGTCGCCTCGCTGGAGCCTCTTCAACTAAACTGGACAGTTCAACTTTCACGCCAGCTGAGCCGCTGAACGCTGATGTGAAGACGGGCATGCGTCCGATTTCGCGCCGCGCGTTCAAGTCTGGTGGCAAGGTCGACGGTGAAGAGGCCAAGAGCAATGCCAGCCGCACGCCGCGTGGCAACATTGGACTGGCGAACACCAACCAGCGGATCGCCAACGAAGAGCGCGACGGCAAGAAGCACGTCGGTGGCTTCAAGAAGGGCGGTCGTACGGCCAAGTACATCGGTGGCTCTGCCGCTGATCAGGTCTCCGTCGAACCCCCGACCGAAGCGCCGGTGTCCAAGTACATCGCCAAGCGCAAGGACGGCGGTCGCACTGCGAAGATGGATGGTGGCACGATGCGCCCCATGCCGCGCCCTGAAGCCCCCGCGAAGATGGGATATGCGCCTGAGAAAAGCATTCGTCCCAAGGCCCGCTACATGGACCCTGAGGAGATGAAAAATCAGGACATCTTCGACCGCATGGTTACGTCCGGCGATGGCCACAAGAAGGGCGGCAAGGTCGAAGGTGACGCCGGTGACCGGCAGCCCAAGAAAAAGGGCGGCGCTTTGGAGGCGTTGTCACCTTTGGCGATGATAATGGGCAAGAAAAAAGGCGGCAAGGTCGAGGGTTCCGCCAAGGACATGGCCGAAGACAAAGCTATGGCCAAGAAGCACGGCATGTCGATGAAGGACTGGGAAAAGTCCGACGCCGACAAAAAGCACGACAAGGCCTGTGGTGGTGGTGTCGCCGGTCGCATGGCGCGCAAGTCTGGTGGCAAGGTTGGCAAGACCAACATCAACATCATCATCTCGCCCTCCCACAGCGTCAAGCCGGGTGCCCCCACGGGCATGGAGGCTGGTATCCCCAAGCCCCCGATGCCGATGCCCGGCCCCGCCATGCCCCCCGCTGGTGGACCTCCGATGCCGATGCACGCCCAGCTGCCGCCCGGTCTGGGCGCGGCTCTGGCTGGCGCTGCTGGTGGCATGCCTCCCGGCGGCCCCGGCGGTATGCCCGGCGGTATGCCTCCCCGTCCCCCGATGCCCGGACCAATGATGGCCCGCAAGTCTGGTGGCAAGGTCGTGTACCCCATCACCGGCGGCTCCGGTGGCGGCAAGGCGCGCAAGGAAAAGGTTGACGCTTATGGCGAAACGATGAACAAAGACCTGAGGAAATAGGCGCAGTTCTCCTCCCTCTGCGTTTATGAATGGGACGTCCAGACCTGAAATCTGGGCGTCCCAAGAAAAACATGATGATTAGGCTTAGAAAATGATCAACCCCGTCAGCACCGCTTTTGAGCGTGAGCTTAAAAAAATGATCCAAGCTAGGATCGAAGACCTCTCCGTAAATGTCTGCCTTGGCCTCAATGTTCCCTCTTTGGAAGCATATCGTGAAGCTGTTGGCAGGATTTCAGAACTGAAGGAAGTTCTGTCCATGTGCGACGAGGCAGCAACCGTCATCAACAAAACGAGATAGGATTATTCATGCCCCACATGCTTATGTCGCACGACACCGACCCAAAAGACGCCATCCTCACCGCGATTGGCGATCTGTCTGAGGTCGAGTTGTTCCACAATCAAATCCTTCTCGCGATCTACATCCGCCCGGAAAAGACCAAATCCGGCCTGATCCTGACCGACAGCCACCGCGACGAGGACCGCTACCAGTCCAAGGTCGGCCTTCTGGTCAAGAAAGGCCCGCTGGCGTTCGAACAGGACGGCAACTGGTTCAGCGGCATGACCTTCGGCGACCATGACTGGCTGGTCTTCCGTCCGTCTGATGGCTGGTCGATCACCGTGAACGGCGTGCTCTGCCGCATCTTCGACGACGTCAACATCAAGGGTCGGGTGCCCCACCCGGACGCAGTTTGGTAAGGAACTGACATGGATAACGAAGAAGAAGACGTCATCATCAACGTTGAAGCTGAGGAAGAGCCAGAGCAGGTAGCGATCCCCCCTGAGGATGGTATTGCCGAGCTTCGTCGACAGCTGGAGGCTGAGCGCGCCGCCCGCCAGAATGCTGAGCGAGCTGCGTACGATGCAAGGCGTGATGCTCACCACGCCCGCAACAGCGAAGACGAGACGAACGTCCAGCTGGTCAGCAACGCCATCGACACCCTGCGCCGGGATGATGAAATTCTGAAGCAGAACTACCAGTATGCCATGTCGCAGGGGAACTTCTCTGCGGCGGCTGACATCCAGCAGGAAATGTCCGGCAACGCTGCCAAGCTCCTCCAGCTGAGCAATGGCCTTGAGGCCATGAAGTCCCGCCCTAAGCAGCCTGAGCCTGTCCAAACGTCTTCTGACCCGGTGGAAGCCTTCGCCGCACAGCTTTCTTCCAAATCCGCAGACTGGGTCCGCAGGCACCCTGAGTACGTCAAGGACGCCAAGCTGAACCGCAAGATGATTGCGGCCCATGAGCTTGCCATGGCGGACGGCATCCGGGTCGACAGTGAGGACTATTTCACTGCCATCGAAGAGACGCTGAAGATCAAGCCCTCAGCGCCACAGACCGAAACGTCGGACGAATACGCCGCCAAGGTCACCCAGCGTCGCGACGCAGCGCCTGCGGCTGCACCGGTCTCTCGGGGCGGGTCTACGCGCACGAACGTGGTCAGGCTGTCAGCAGCTGAGCGCGAGATGGCGGACATGATGGGCATGAAGCCTGAGGATTACGCCAAGAACAAAATGGCGCTGCAAAAAGAAGGGAAGCTGAACTGATGTCTGAGATCGAATTCACCCCCGTAACAAAGGCGGTTCGCCCCTCAATGCGCCCAACTGATCCCATCACCATCAAGATAGAGGAAGACCCGGTGGAGCGCGCTGCGCGGCGTGCCGCAGAGCTTCGTGGCCATGCCGATGTGGATGAAGGCAACGACGAGTACTTCGTCGAACCCGGCGTCATCCCTACCGGGTGGTCGTACGAATGGAAGATGAAGACCGTTCTGGGCGCTGAAGACCCGGCCCACCAAGTCGCTCTCGCCCGTAAGGGCTGGGAGTACGTCCCGGTGTCCCGTCACCCCGAGATGATGCCGATTGGCTACAAGGGCACCGAGATCACCCGCAAGGGCATGGTGCTGATGGAGCGCCCGCTGGAGATCACCGAAGAGGTGCGTGCGGCAGAGCTTCGCCGGGCACGCCTGCAGGTCCGGGCCAAGGAAGAGCAGCTGACGGCATCGCCTCAGGGCCAGTTCGAACGCACCAACAAGGGCAATGATCTGGTCAAGGTGAAGAAGGGCTACGAGGCCATCTCGATCCCTGACGAATGATCCGGATAGTCCGCATCTACAATTACATCGAGCGCTTGCGCCGGGCGATCCGGCGTGAGGGCACTCCAGCGATCCAAGAGGCATGGGACAAGCTGGAGCCGCACGTTTCAATCTTTCTGACTGGGGATGGATCAGATGGAACTTCAAGAAAGGATGGCCCTGACGACAAAGGGTCAGGTTACTTGGGCTGACCCGTCCAAGGGCATGAAATGCACGGTCTGCACCCATCTGCAGGCTGCCCCACCCAGCGATCTGGGGGCAAACAAGATGCTGAAGAACCGGTGCGCTCTGGTGAAGCTTCACACGAAGAAGAAGGGCGCGCTGTTCAACGGAAAAACAGCCATTGCATGCTCGATGTTCTCGATGTAGAAAATACATGTACACTGCCTGCTCTAACTCAAAGGGTGCTTCGGCACCCTTTTTTTCGTACTCTTTACTAACAACCAGAACCGTGTAGTATGCATGCACTCTCCCCCCGGTGTGGGAGGTCATCCTCCCCGGTTCTACATTCGCCCCGGCGCGCGATGATGGACCTCCTGAAAAGGAGACATCCGAATGCCAAATACGTTTGCGCCCTTCGGTTTCGCCCAATACTCTGGTGCTGGCTCCGCTCCCACGTATGAGCAGACGCTTGCCGCCATCGTATCCACCAACACGACCCCCATCTTCCTGAATGACCCCGTCATGCAGGCAACCAACGCCACTGGCCTTGGCACCGGCTACATCGCTCAGGCGACCGGCCCTGTCACGCTGACGGTCTCCGCGACCGGTATCGCAACGACCGCTGTCGGTGTGATGACCATCACGTTCACCGCGATCTCGTCCGCCACCGCCAACATCCCGACCTTCGCATCGACCACTTGGGCACCCCCGGTTGGTTCGGTCATTGTCGTGACGAACGCAACTGGCGTCCCGAACGGCGCGTTCACCGTCACTTCGGCCACCGCCACGACCGCCGTGATCGCGAACTGCGGCTCGACCGCTGCCGTCACGTCTTCGGCTTCGACCCCGGTCGTCGTCGTGTACGTGCCTGTCGCCGGTGTGTTCGCTGGCTGCAAGTACCTGTCGGTCTCGCAGAAGCGCACCAACTGGTCGAACTACTGGCCCGGCTCGGATGCCAGCGGCGACGTGGAAGCCTACGTCATCACTGACCCGAACGCTCGTTTCGTCGTCCAGTCCGCCAACTCGGCCACCACTGCTTCCGTGATGGGACAGGCCCAAGTCGGCCAGAACATCGCGTTCAACTGGCAGGACAGCCTTGCCACCGGCGAGACCAACGGTCGGACCTCAACTGGCCTTTCGACCATGTTTGCTGACCAGTCCACCAGTTCGCAAGCTGGTACTGCAGCCAACGCGTTCCTGCCCTTCCGCATTGTGGCTCTGGCGAACTACCTGCCCGGCCAAGCCTCGCCCTTCTCTGGGGCCAACGGCTTTGATGCAGCGGCGGCGTACAACGAACTGGTCGTCGGCTTCAACAACGCTATGCCACGCAACTTTGCTGGCGTGTAAGGAGAACTGAAAAATGGCTGTCAATCTTTCTGCCATCAAAGACCTTCTCCTTCCGGGCCTCCGTGGAGTTGAAGGCAAGTACGAGATGATCCCGTCTCAGTACGACAAAATCTTCACGAAGCACAATTCGAAGATGGCTCTCGAGCGTACTGCCGAAATGCGCTTCCTTGGCTATGCTCAGCTGAAGACGGAAGGCGCACAGACCGCGTTCGACAACGGTGCCGGTGAGCGTTTCATCTACAACCAAGAGCACACCGAGATCGGCCTTGGCTACGCGATCACCCGCAAAGCCATCGACGACAACCTCTACAAGACCCAGTTTGCTCCGTCGAACCTTGGCCTGATCGAAAGCTTTCAGCAGACCAAGGAAATCTACGGCGCGAACATCCTGAACACCGCGACGACCTACAACGGCGCAATCGGTGGTGACGGCGTGGCGCTCTGCTCCACCGCTCACCCCATCGATGGTGGCACCGTTGCGAACCGCCCGACCACGGACGTTGAACTGAACGAGAGCACCCTGCTGAACGGCATGATCTCGATCCGTACCAACTTCCGCGATCAGGCCGGTCTGAAGGTGTTCGCACGTGGTCGCAAGCTGGTCGTCCCGCCCCAACTGGAGCCGGTCGCGATCCGCCTGACGAAGACCGAACTGCGCCCCGGCACTGCCGACAACGACGTCAACGCGATCATGTCGACCGCTGGCGGCCTGCCGGAAGGCTACATGGTCAACGACTTCCTGACCTCTGCCGGTGCTTGGTTCCTGCTGACGAACATCGACGGCCTCTCCTACATGGAGCGCGTCAAGTTTGAAACAGACATGCAAGTGGACTTTGTCACGGATAACCTGCTGGTTAAGGGCTACGAGCGGTACTCCTTCGGGTACTACAACTGGCGCTCGATCTTCGGATCGTTCCCGACCTGATCTGATCTTGGCGGGGGGCTTCGGCCCCCCTCCTCTCTCCTTGTCTGGGTGAACCGGACGTTCTGACCGCGCCCAGCGGACGTTGCACAGACAGAACGTTTTATTGTGCAAAGGAGCCTACCATGGGCAAGACTACTTTCACCGGCCCGATCCGGGCTGGAAACATCCTCGACACCTCCGGAACAACCGTCGGCAAGGACGTCAAGAACGTCGGTTCCGTCGTCATGGTGCAGCATGTACCGATCACTCAGGCAGGCTCTGCCACCGCTTTGGGTACGACCGTCGTTCTTCCGGCCAACAGCCACATCCTGAACATCCAGATGGTCGTCACTGCCATCTGGTCTGGCGCTGCAACGACTTTCAACATCGGAACGACGGCTACCGCCACCGAACTCGTCGCTCTTGGCGCGGGCGGCACCATCGGTGTGATCGGCTTGTTCCCCGGCACGGACGCTACCCGCACCGCAAACTGGGATGACACCGGCACCACTGACAAGCGTATTTTTGTTTTGTCTACCAACACCGGTACGGGCGTCGGTACGATCACCGTGCGGTACATCCAAGCGCACGATAGCGTGTGATCGCCATGGCAAAGGATATCCGGGTGGGTCCGAAAAAGCCCAGCATGTCGGTCAACACCAAGGTCTCCGTGGGTGAATGCGCCCCGACTGAGAACTGCAGCCCGCACAAGCCCAACGGCAGCCGGACGGTATCCGGCGGTCAGGGCGTGCATGGCATGCCTTTGATGTCGGCAGCTGCTGCTAAGTGCCACTGACTTTTGGCGTCAAATCGTATAGCGTGGTCCCCAAAGACCACGCTTGCAAAACATAGGAGCGCCACATGACTTGGCTTGTTGACCTCAATACCAACCAATCTCTGCCTCTTGGCGGGGTGGGTGGCTCGGGAGCCGGTGGCGCTGCCCTGATTGCTCCAGCGCCCATCGCCCAAGACCCCGTCGGTAAGATGCGCGTGTCTGAGCCGCAGTCCCTGATCGACACCGACTTCGAATACGGCCAGCAGCCGACGAAGTGGGAAAGCATCGGCATGGCAAACAACCGGCAGAGCCTTTACTACATCCCGCAGGCACCGTCCGCCGTGACCGCCGTGACTGGAAACGGTACGCGGACTGTTGTGGTCTCCATGAACCCGACCACCGGCTTCTCTATCGGCTCTCCGATCTTCGTCCAGAACGCCATCGATCCGAACGCCAACGGCTGGTATTATGTGCAGGCCGTCTCCACCAACGTCAGCGTTACCTACACCGCTGCGGGTATTGTGGCTGTCGGCAACCAGCTGAGCGCCGACCGGACCTACGTGTATCTGGGGTATCTGTACTCCCAGTGCGGCATCGCGCTGACCAGCACGAATGCCTATACTAACTCAGGAACCACGGTTAACGTCACGACTACTAGCGCCCATGGCCTGTCCGCTGGGTCGCTTATCTACGTGACTGGCGTCACGTCCACCCAGATGTTGAACCTTCTCGGCTGGATCAGCGGCACCACAATGAGCCTGAACGCTGTACCTCTGGCTGGGCTTAACCTTCGCGCGGGTTCAACTTACTCCGTGACTGGGGCTGGGGTTACAGCGGGAACCGTTATCACGGCTACCAACGTCTCTAGCTTCACCGGAAGCATCACAGGCACGACGCTCACCTACACCGCAGGCACCATCCCCGTCATCGGGATGCAGCTTGCGGGCGTTGGCGTAACGGCGGGTACGTACATCGTATCCGGCGCAAGCCCGACCTTTACTGTCAGTGCCTCGCAGACCGTGGGCTCCATTGCGATGACGGGCACCAACTACACGGTGAGCGCCTCGCAGACCGTAGGTACAATCGGTGCGCCCGTGGCATTGTCTTCGACGTCTACAAACGTCGTCGATACTCCGAACGGCGCTTGGGTTGTATCTTCGACGCCGACGGCAAATACGTTTGCCTTTTCTACTCTGACCGTCCCGTTTGGGACGCTTAGCAACGCTGCGGGGCAAACCA